TAGACCTTGTTGACATTCGCGATGTTCCCGGCCACGTTGCCCTCGGCGAGCTTGTCCGCTACCTCCGTGCCCCGCTCGTACCCCAGGGCCATGATTGCCGACCACGCGGGACGCTCCAGGCCCTGCTTCACGAGCGCGTTGACCTTGCGCCCAAACTCCACGACCTTCTCGCCCTGCGAGACGAACGCCTCCACCAGGCTGGACCCGGCCTTCTTCGACTCCTCCAGAGCCGCGCCCAGGTCCAGTTGCCCCACGAAGGACGAGATCGTGGACTCAACGAACTGCTTGGCCTCAAGGAACGCGGACTTGAGCGCGTCAATCTGGCCGTTGAGCATGGCGAAGGTCGGCGTCGACATGTCCTGGATGTAGTTCGGCATCTCCGTTGCCAAGGACGCGAGCGATTCTTCCGCGCTCTTGACGTTCTCCGCGAACTTCGACACCTCAGGAGCCGATTCCCGCGAAGCTGAGCCGACGGATCGAACAGCCTTTTCAGCCTCGCCGTACTTGACTCTCAGTTTCTCCCAATACCCGGCGACTCCACCGATACGCGCACCCTCGGCAAGCGCCGATGAAACCGTGCCCGACGTTCCTGCAAAGTCCCGCTCAGCGCGCTGCGCTGCGTAGATCGACTCCCACAATGCCAGGTAGGACTTTGTCGCGTACCAAGCGGAGTCGCCCATGTCGTCGGTCGCATCGGCCAACCCGCTGTAATTGCCAATGGCCTTGCCAGCCGCGACGGCTGAGGACACCGTGGCAGATGTCTGAGCCTTCTGCGCGTTCGCTGTGTCCTCGCTGATGAATCCGAGATCCCGCAGAGCACCCATGAGCAGCGGCAACGGTCCGCCCAAGAAATCCACGACCGTCTTAACGAAGGCCTCAAAGGCTCCACCAACGACGTCGATCTTCTTGCTCGCCGGGAGCAGTCCAAAGGTTCCCAGTTCTAGCATTTTCCGCGAAAAGGTGTTGACACCCTCCGCGCTGAGCGCGACGCGATCGATGAAGTCGGCAAGTTGATCGCCCGTGCGGATGATTACCTGCTGCAAGCCACCGACGCCGCCCATCCCGTTGACGAGACGCTCAACGGCGCTCAGTAGCGAGTACCCAATGGCCTCCTGCGCCTCTCCTACAGCAACGGTAAGCCGATCCAACTTGCCCTGGTAGGTCTCGGCAGCAGCAGCGGCCTGACCACCGACGGTCTTGTTAAGCGCCTGCACTGCACCATCGAAGTCTTTGGCCTTGATGATGTTTTGGTCGATCGGAACCTTCAGCCGAGTCAGTGCCGTGAAGTTGCCAGCCGCAGCGGCAGACAGTGCCTTACTTGCGGACTCAAGGTCTCCATACCCAGCAGCGCTTAGGTCCATCGCAGTCTGGAGCAGGGCCTGCGCCTCAGCAACGTCCTTGGTGGCCGTGACGAGTTTCTGGTAGGCGGGACGAAGTCGATCATCCGCCATTCCGTACTGCAAAGCCATCGAATTGAGAAGGCCTTCCGCCTCCGCGTTCTTGGCAGACAGCCCGACGTTATCCATCGCCGTGGCAAGCGCAACCATGGACTTCTCATCGTCCATCGCGGCCTGGGCCGAGTCTTTAAGGAACTGCACGACCTCAGTCAGCGCGAAAGCGCCGCCAATGGCCGCACCCATGCCAGTGAAGGCCGAAGTGAACGAAGACGAGAAGCCCTTGGCCTGCTTCTCTAGCGTTGTTAGGTCGCGGGTTGCCTGCTTGATATTTCCGGGCCGGTAGTCACCGGTCACCGTCATCTTTGACCCGGCCATCAGTTCATCTCCCTGTCCAAGGCGCGCTCAATCTTGCGAGCAATCTCCTCGTCAAATCCCGCGGGCTTTCCTGCGTAGTAGGCGGCAACCATGCCTCGCGGACCTTGCTGGCCTGAGCCATTCCAACGTTCGATCGGGTATCGGCTATTGATGGATTGAACCAGCGCAGCGCCTTGTGTTGTCGTGACGCGATCGCCCTTGCCCATCAGCGCCCAGATAGCCCCAGCAGCGCCGGAGCCGGAGCCCATTGACACCTCATACGCCAGTCCCATGCTCTCCTTGGTGCCGCGCTGACGAAAGCGATTCATCCGCAATCGAACGCTGCTACGGACCTGGCCTGCATCAAAGCCGAGGTCACGCCCACTGCGCGCGTCGGTCCACTGCCCCCAGTTCCCGACCGGTACTTCAGGCACCCTCTGCTGCACGCCCTTCTTGACATCTTGGGCGACCTTCTTCATTGCCTGCGTAATTTCCTTGAAGGCGATCTGGTCGGACTGCTCCAAGGCGCGCATCGCTCGACCGAAACCGGTCATCCTGATCTCGTACTGGATCACTTCCGCCGACCCTTCTCCTGCGCCTTGCGAAGCTCAGTTGACCGCCACGTCAAATAGCGGCCCATCGTCGCGATTACGCGGTCAGACTGTCGCTCAACGACGTCTGGTGCGATGTGGAACTCGTAGGCGAGGTGAACGAGGTTCCAGGTTGCGGACTGTGGTCCAAAGGGACGATGTCCGCCGATTCCTTATCGTCGTCTTCCACTGACAGAACGGTGTCCAGCCACGACTCGAAATCCAGAGTCGTCATGGACTGCCTGCTCAGTGCTCGCCAGGTCAGCCACCACATGTACTCAAGCCGAGTTGTTACCACGCTGATTGGCTTATCGAAGTGTCGCTCGAAGGCGACCGCATCGGTCGCAGCAGTAGTGAGCCGCTGCGACCGACCGTCGTCGTAGTCCACCTTCAGGGCCATTCGCATCATTACTTGGACCTCCTAGGCAGGGGTTGTCTTACGGGGTCTTGACGACAGTGCCGCTCGTCGGCCAGGTCACCGACAAGGTCGCGAGGTCACCGATCTGACCGTTCACCGGGATGTTCTGGGTGACCAAGCACGGAACGGCGTACTGCGGATTAGTCGCCGTGACGCTTCCCGAGGTCGGGACGAGGGTCACGGTCGCGATGGTCCCCAACAGCGGGTAGAGCGTGGCCTCGACGCCAGCGGCGGCAAAGTCCTGATTGAAGTCAATCGAGACGGTGCCGTCCTTCAGCCCGCCGATGCGGGTGCGAGCGGCTGAGCCAAACGCGGTCGTCTCGACCTCGTCGGCCATCATCTCCAGGGACACCGAGGTGACGAACGCGGACAGGTTCGCCGTGCCGATGGTGACCTTGAAGTCCTGAGCGAAAAACACTGCCATGACTGGGCTCCTTGCTAGATGGCGTTGACCGTGACTGCGAAGTTCACGGTTAGGTATTGCGCGTCACCGATCGCAAGCGGCCCGTAGCCACTCCAGCCGGTTACTCGACAGGAATGCGCGGTTCCTGCGAGGGTCTTGTCTGACTCGATCGCGGCCTTGATGGACGCCGAGCCGGTCGAGTCGAGGTATGCATCCAGCGTCGACTGCGCCGACCGCTCCGCAATGCGGCCCGCGATCACCAGGACCTGGAACGTGAATGTGTCCGAGCCGCGAGCCATGCTCACGTCGTAGTCGACGCGATCCGGCACGACGATGGCGATGGGCGGCGAAGGGTTGTCCGGAACGAACCACGAGGTTCGCAGTCCCGAGATCGTCGCCAGGTTCGTCGCGATGCCCTGGCGCAGGGTTAGGAGACTCACAGCGCGAACCTGGGACGCGTGTACGGCATCAACATGGCGACGATGTCGGGATCGACGCGCGACACGCGAAGCCCGCCCATCTCCCCGAACGTCACGCCGAAGGGTGCGTCCGGTCGCTTGAACCAGCGAATGGCCTGCATGATCTCGGCTTGCTTCACCGAGGTCGGGATGGACCCGAAGCCGAAGCGGCCCGTCACCTTCACGGTCTGCAATCCACTCCGCACCGGCCAGGTAGCCGCGTTGGTGCAGCGCAGCCGAGTCGTCGGGAACGCGATCCCGTCCGTGATCCCGTTGAGCGGCTCGGCCTGGTAGTTCGTCGTGACGTTCCACGTCGACCCGTCTTCCGAGAAGTACGCGGCAGTGATCGAGTAGACGTCGTCGATCTCCACGACGTCGGTCTTGCCCGCGGCGTAGGTCCTCGACGTATCAGCAGCAGCGGTGCCGAAGGTCCGACCGCACTGCACGACGATGGCCTCGCTCGCCGCATCCAGCGCCAACTGCAACGTGGAGTCGTCCACCGTGTCGCTGTTCGGCACGCGAAGCGCGGCCTTCAACTGCGCGAGAGTCGCGTACGACATCAGGCCTCCATGTAGTTCCAACGAAAGTTCTCGGCAGACGGCTCAATGCCGACGCTCCGTAGGTAGTCGGCCTTCACGGCCTGGCCGTCCCAGCCATCCGGCACGCCCTCGCCCGCATGCAGCCGGCCAACGTGCTCGAGGACCGGATCCGGCACGACGTGCACCAAGCCAGGGAACGCATACGCATGCCCGTACTTCGTGTCGACGCGAGAGAAGCCCGCAGCGACGTCGCACGCACTGCGACGCACCACATTGGCGCTGATCAGGGTCGCCGCGATCGGCAGTGCAGGGTCGCGCTCCGCGATCTGCGCCAGCGAACCGATGGCTCCACACGCCCCACGAGGGCTGCTGTTGCTCATCAGGATGAGCCGGTCGGATGTCGTCCACCCGATATGGCTCAGAACCGTCTGGATGGCTGTATCGGTCACGGTGTCGTCATCGCCGAGGATCCAGAGCCATGGTGCGGTGCCCGCCGTGAAGCCGCGCAGAATGTTCGCATCCCCGCCGATGTCGTACGCCCTGCGTGAGTACTCCACTCGGCAGGAATCGCCCAGCAGGTCGCGCACGAGGTTCGACGCGGTGCCCGCGTTGTCGCTGACCACGACCTCGACCCGCTCGTCCAGTTGAGGAGCCAGCGAGTCCAGCAGCGCCGCGAGTTCTGGCCGGTTCTTGGTCGGTATGTAGATGGTGAGGACAGTTCCGGCAGGCTTGCCGTTGTCCCACGAGGACTCGACCGGCTCCACCGCAGCGGTGCGGCTCGCATTCGCGGCGAGGCGCTCCAGCACCGGACGCCACTG